CGATTACAGCGCAGGGTGTGGCCTAGATTAACGCGTGTTTAGTAGGTAGAAAAGCCCAGGGGAGTTTATTTCCTGGGCCTTTCTTTTTCTATATTGTACCACCGCAGCGTGGACATCCATTCGGGCCGAGGGTGTGGCCACATACTGAGCATCTTCCGTAATTCATCTTGGGTTTCTCCTTCCAGTTACCGTGTCAATTTTTGACGTTTCTACGTGCCGGGATCAACCCAGGTTGGTGTCGTGTAAAACACGCCCTTGGTTCCCGCCGCGATATATTTCCTAACCACCCGCCCCGTTTTGATTGCTGTGTTGATTACATTATCAAATTTGACGGAATCAATATCTCGCCAGATTAGCGACATTAGATTCTGCTCGGATATGCAACCACGTCCAGCTATGATTTCCATTACCAGGTCTACGTCGGCAGTGATTACGCTGCGACCAACCGCGCGGAAAGTTTTACCCATTGATATTTCAGTCTCTTCAATGTTGTTAATAGCGTATTGAAGATCGTGCTTAGTTATGACGAGATCGCTATGCTCACATGCGGCGGAAATCTGCGCCATCTTCAAACAGTACATTGGTTTGCGACTATACCAGCCATCGAAACTTTTGTCGAGACAAACGCGGTTACAACTCGTCTCATCGTACTCCATGTACCAGTCAACCCAGAACTGCCTTGCCTTCTCGTCGAATACGTAAGTGCCAGCAATCTTTGAGATCTTGAATAAGTCGCGCTGCAATTTGTCTCTTAACACGATTAATTCTGGCGTGATGTAGGGGATCGGTATTTTCTTTGTCTTCTTCCCCGCGTAGATGAATAAAATACGACTGGTTAATCCGCCACCAATCGCACTGGGTGGTAAGCAACTTGCTAGGGATTCCGGCGTCGTCGCACCTAGCATGTTTATAAACACACTCGGGACTACATTGTTCCCACTGTTCTTCGTCCGATATTTCCACGGCACGTCCTGAGAATCAAAGAGATCGGTTAGTAGAACTAACATTTTCGTGTTGTCGCTTTTCTGACCTAAGAATATTTCAAACTCCTTTGCGATGATGTTAAGGGAAGTGTGGCGGAAAGTTGATCCGTCTGGTAGTGGCTCATCAACAGCGCATGTTTCGAGATCTTGGAGAAGCGCTTCGCGGGTGATGCTGTCGGCACTGGTGTAAATGTCTGGGATCGCTTCCAGAAATGGGGTGCCGTATGAAATGGCTTGGCTTTTCCTAGCTACCCCCGGTTCAGCTACCAGCACAACATACATGTTCGGGTAGACGTTGATCCGGCCCAGAGCCAGCTTGCACTTCTTCCTCATCACTCCCGCGACTAAAGTATGAGCTGTCCATTTATGGAACACACCAGCGGATTCTGTCTCCCTGGTATAATCCATGTAGGACTCTACCCAATGCTTTACTTCGCGCTCTGACATTGAAACACCTCCCAGACTTTCTTTTCACTACATTTGGTTTTGTCCTTGGAGCAGATTTCACATGCACCAGCATCATCGGCGAAGTCATTACACTTGATGGACGTTTCGACAACTCCGTTTGCTATTCTCGCACTATCCATTTCGCCCCAGTTGTAGCCGACTGTGAAGTCCACGTCGATTGTCATCGTGTCTCCCTTAACTTCGATGTCTCTGGTCATGTGCTTTTTAAGCTGTTCCATGCCGTAGCGAATAGCGTCGGGGTTGTCGTCTACCTGGATGTAAATAGCATCGTGGAGCTGCATCATGATGTCTATCTGGTGGATGTATTCCTCGTCGTGTTCGTACAGATCTGTCATGGAAATGTTTAGTAGATCACCCACGGTGCTCTGTGGGAGGAACGCGTATGCGCTGCGAAATAAGTCGTCACCCCAGCGATCTAAGAAACGACGCTTCCTTCCGATGGGGGTTATTAGTGTTCTGGTGCGGTTCAATTCATCCTGGACATTCATATGCCACTTGGCTAGGAGTGGGTTGACAGATTTGTAAAGTTCAAGAAGGCGCTTGGCTTCCGTCATTTTAATACCTATCCCACGGGCGACTACAGCTGGGCCGGCGGAGTAGTTAGTGGCATGACGAAGCATCTTTCCGATCCGGCGTTCTTCGCTGTCCTTGGAGATAGTTTCCAGCGGGATGCAGAACATCGATGCTGCTGTGTAACAATGGAGATCTTCTTTGTCGCGGAAGATTCTTTTTAGGTTATGATCGTTGGTTTCATAGGCTACAACCACTGCTTCGGCCTGAATATAATCAGCCTGGATGAGCACTTTCCCACTGTCCGGCACATACATTCTACGCGCCCAGTAGTTGATATTCTGTAAATTGCCAGGCCCGTAGTCGAAGATAATACTACCTGAGCTAGACCAGCGTCCTGTATCAGTTCCTCCTTCGTCTTCATTTAAAACCACCTCCCCGCCTTGTTTAGATGTCTTGGAGCATATGTTGTAACTGGTGTGGTAACGACCAGCCGGGCTTGGCTCATTAGAAACATTTTTGCGTAGCTTCTCCCATTTGCGGTAATCCAGGATCATCTTTAACACTGGATGGCTATTCTCCCGCGCGAGTTTGTTAAGTGCTTCCGCATCGGTTGTCATTTTTCTGGAGTCGGTTGCCTTCTTCCTCCGTTTAAACTGCATGGGGAGGCCGAGTCTAGTGTAAAGTAAATCTTGGAGTTGCTGTGTGGAGTTGTAATTGATACCACCACCTGTTAGTGTGTCGAGGTCAGCAACGGTGGATTTCTTTTTAGCTTCCGCTTCGTTCATTAGCTCTGCTTGGGTGTTTTTGTCAATGCGGATTCCTTGGAGTTGAAGGTAGATTGCCAGGGGAACTTGCCGCATCTCCATGTCGAAAATTGGGCGCACTCCGAAGCGATCCATTTCCACTTCCATAACTTCGGCTATTCCGTAGGTGCTGGTGCAATCTTGCGCGTTGTAGAGACCAGCGTTATCGGAAGATGTGTGCTTCCACGCCGGGATGTCAAGACAGATCGATGCAAGGAATCCGAGAGAGCGCCTCGATTCTGGCCATAGGACGTGTGCAGCAACCATAGTGTCCATGTAGAGGTTTGTGTGGAGGATTCCGTTGTTCGACCAGAGGACTGATAAGTCATATGCTGCATTTTGGTAGATCACTTTCTTCTTGCACTGGGCCACACGATTGATTGCTTGCCACGCGCGAAGCTCATCGTTTTCGTTGTGTAGTGGCATACGGCCATTTAGCAGCGGGAAGGACAAACCGAATTCACTGGAATGCGCATACCCCATTCTGTTGATGTGGTTGTTTGGCTTAGATGTTTCCGTGTCAGCCGCGATCATAGTCACTGATGGGTCGTTGCAAAGGAAATCGCAATAATCTACGAATTCGCTGATTGATGCGTTCTCAACGTGGACGCGCTTATCAGGAGTTATTCCGTAGAACTCGCTTTGGCGCTTTGCTTTGCGCAGGTCCATCATCACCGGGAAGGTTAAGTCCCACATCCGCTGAACGGTGTACGGCGCTTCAGTGGCGATGACCTTCATACCTGGGAGAAGTGTGGATTCGGTTATGGCTCCTCGGTAGTCGGAAAGTTTCCACTCCCCGGTGAGAGCCCAGAGTGGAAATGCGCCGAGGGCTATTACGACGTTGGGCTTGTATTCTTCCATGTCAGCGCGGAGCTTAGCAAGCCACTCTACTAGGATTGGCTTTGGTTCAGTGTTGCGCTTATCGAAGAAGAAGAAGTTGAAGTCGCCACCAGGTGGACGCTCCCGCGCTACGAAGGATAAAAGGCACTCGAAGCGAGATACACTTGCCTGGCGGAGCATTTGGTCAAGGAGACGCCCTTGTTGTCCTGACCAGGCGACACCGCTTTGCTGCGCCTCGACGGACGGGAATTCTCCTAGGAGCATTATTTTTGCTCCTCTTTCACCAGTGGTTCCGAAGATCATTTGGTTACTCCATGGATTTCTATTAGTAGATCGATTTCGTGCTTGGCCTTTTGAAGGTCTTGTAAGCCCTTGCCGGATGGTTTGTCCCAACGGCACATGCGCTTAACGACGCAGGATGCAAGGAATGATAGCTTGTTCTTTTCGCAGAACATGGCTGGTTGTACTGGCATTTCTGCGTAGTGCTGTCCGCCGACCTGGGTTGATGGCGCCGGTTCAGAAACGTCAAAAGTTGACGTCGTTTCTGGTGTTATCCAAGTAGCGCTATACTTAGACGCAATTTCAGTCCGTATATCACCCAACAACGCTGCTATCTCTTTCTTTTTGGTAGTTGATGATCTGGCTTCGTCCGGCATCGTATGCCTCCTTTCCTTTTTCACAACCAATGACTTGGCATTTCTCAGCAAGTCCGGCGATCAATGCGCTGGCGCTACCAGCAAACGGGTCGTAAATGGTGCTGTTTGGGTAGACCGAGCGTGATATTAAATCACGGAGAAGTGGAATTGGCTTTTGCGCTTGGTGGACTTTCTCGGCGTCGGAGACTAGATCGTGTTGCATCCAGTCGGCGAGGCCGGGTTTAACTAGAATCGAGTCTTGTTTCCTAGCATACATGACCATTTCGTAGCATGATGACGGCCAGCAGTACGGCGCGTTGTTTTGGCCTGATGTGCGCTTGATCCAGATGATGGGGCGCAGGTGGACTTTCCAGCCAGCATCTCTAAAATAACCTTGTATCTTAGGGAAGTGCTCTGGGCAGCAGAATACATATGCATGGGCCTTGGTGGTGGTGAATCTGAATGACTCGTTGGCGAGAGCTTGGTACAACACCAAGGCGCGGTCTGCATCGTCATCATATTTAAATCCAGTTGCTCCCATGTTCTTGGAGACGAAAGAGTCGAGAGAGTTAAATACGTCAATGCCGTAAGGAGGGTCGGTTAAAAGCAAATCAATGGACGCATCTTTCACTCCGATCATATGCTCTTCAGCATTGGCGTGCTCAAATGTGACTGGAAGGGAATTAACAGACACGACGCGGTCGAAGTCACTGGCGGCCGTTGCCCTGGTAACCATGTTTTCGATAGCAGAGACTGCCTTTTTAATATCACTTTTCGTTTTGCACGCGCCTAGCTCGGGGAAGCTTTTCAGCGCCTCGGCCAACTTCAAATCCTCGATGACGCTTCCCCTGGTCTTCCCGATTAGTTCAGCGGTTTTATCCAAAGACCACCCGCCCTCTTTACCACTGGATGGTTGACCATGTATTTGCTGTTTGATGCTGTGCAGTTCGGCCAGTGCCAAGACTTCCTCGGAAGCGGTGAATGGTTTTCTCTGGACGTTTTCTTCCACCTCTAACTCACGCATTAACACTGGGTCAACGGCATCATTGTAGATGGTTAGAACGTCGAACCCGCCGAGGATACAAGCTGCCATGCGCCGACCACCAGCGATGAGCTCCATATTTTTATTGATTACGACTGGCTGTATTTGGCCTTTACTGCGAAGTGACTCAGTGAGGTCTTCGAGTTTGCCAAGCTCGCGACGGAAGCGGGGGAGGCCTTCCTTCACCTTGATGAGGTTGGGGTTTAGATAAAATGCTTCGGCTGTCTGCTGGGTGGTTGCTTCAATGGTCATGTGGTCTCCTAGCCGAGGTCTTTTAACGCTTCGATTTCTTCCGGCGTCATGTTGGCAGTGTTTAGGTCCGGGGACTGAAAGTACATTTGATTCTGAGTGATTGCTTTGCCCATTGCCTGGGAATACATGGCTTGGTACTTCTCAGAAATGAGGTCGAGGTTTTGCTGGAATTGGTTGCGAAGGTTCAACACTGCGAAATCGTCAGATGGTTCGAGCCACTCGGCTTTCGCATGGACGTTTACGGCTAGATCGAATGCTCCTATATCAACTTGCATTTGGCGCCTCCGTTTGCATTGCTTTGAGAGCTCGAATTTGGCTTTGTGACAAGCCGAGCTTCTTCATTAGAATTTTCTCCGCTTCGGTTAGCTTAATGGCTGGTTGGCGGGCCGATGTTGAGCGTTTCTTTTCATATGCGATCTTGTCGGCGGTGAACTCAGTGTCCCGGCGCATCCGGTACTGGGCGACTTTAATCCGCTGTTCGGGCTCGTCAAGGAGGTCAAAATTTTCGTAGAGATGTTTTAGTTGCATAGCACTTCCCATTGAATGAGAAAGGGCGGGTAGCACTTTAACTTACTACCCGCCCAATTAACCAGTTGCCTTTAAATCTTAACTAGCGATTGCAACTGCCTTCTTAACGTCGTTGCTGAATTTCCCCTGCCATTCGCGGATTTCCAGGGTGAGTTGAACTTCCTTCCCTACCCACTCGGCATCATTGATAGCGCGCATGATGTCAGCCGGGGTGTTCATGTTGACCTGCATACGGTCAGCGAACTCGTTGAGCATGTTGATCTTAGCTTGACGCTTGTTGCTGTTGCCCTTGGGCGTTGGGGTTGATTCATCACCGGGCTTGGGCAGCCAGTTGCGGAGGTAAACATTCGCGCCGTCCACTGGAGTTTCACCATCATTCATGGTTCCGCCGTTGTCAGACAAAGCAAACTGCCAGACGATGGCGAGGTTGTTAGCGTCGTAGGACACATTGACGACTGCGGCGTTGTAAGTGCCGTTCGGGATGAGTGGCTCGATTGTTACTTCTGCTTCCAGGTTGAAGTCCATGTCCAGATTAGCTTCGGTCATTTTGATTCTCCTTGTGTTGGTGGGAAACCCTCCCACGTTGGTTGTTTACTTCTTAGCACTGGCTTTCTGCGCGATTTTGTCGCTGACCATTTTCATCAGCGTGGGGTAATCATTCGGGACGAAGTCTTCCAGGTACTCCTCGATACCGCGTAGGCGGCTGCGGGCTTTTAAGAACCCCTTGGCGACGGTCTGCACCTGGAAGACTGACTTCCCATCTTTTTGAACAACCTTGGTGTAGTACACCTCGTCGAAGTAGCCGGGGATTTTCGTTGAAAGCTGCCCGGTTAGCAGTGGTTCGACGGAAATGACTGCGCCGGATTCTTGATTCATCTTAACTTCAAGATGACCCAGTACAACGACGTTGCAGTTTAAACTGATGATCTGGCGTAGGCGGCCCTCCATTAGGTTCTTCACCATCTGGTAGTGGACGTTCCAGAGTGGGCCATTGGTTGCGCTGCGTTTTGGGTCAAGCTGCATTGCGCGCTCCATGGCCAGGTCTGTCATGGCGGTAGTGCTGTCGACGACCACGGTTTTGTAGTTGCCAGCCTCGACCTCTTTCCGGACTTCGAGGAGCGTTTTCTCGAACAACACCCAGCCTTTAGGGTCGAGTGGGAATACCTCGTAATCGAAATCCTTGCCACGGTATGACTGGTTGCCATTGTCGAAGTCGAAAAGGAACCCGCGCTCCGGAAATGTCGCTGCGAATACGGATTTCCCGGTACCTGGGTCGCCGACGACATAGGCTTTTACGAATGATGTTTCAGGTGTTATTGACATAGCGTTTTTCACTTCACACCTCGAGTCGGTCGTGGGTGTTTCGGAGTATGCTGGTTGCAGCTTCAACCGTGTAGCGTATTCCGGCTAGCATCTGACCGAGTTCAGTGACGTTGCTTTGCTCGGCTTTGCAATCTTCTACGCATGACGGTGGTTCTGGGCGTAACACCGATGACGAGCGTATAGTAACTCGTTGTGCCTCGTCTCTAACCTCCTCACAAGCGCGGGAGAGCCGCTGGACTTCCAGCTGAATTTCAGTTTCGCGTTGTTCTGTGCTGCAATTACCATCTCTTATACTCATAACTTCTACCTCCAGGAAATGTGGTCAGCAACCACGTTAATTATTGACGTTTCTGGGTTGGTGTTAAAACGGAGTCACGCCGCAATGTTCTTTGCACTTTGGGCATAAATCGATGTCTGGCCAGTATGGCATTGGCACGCCGCAGCATTCTGAAAATTGTTCGTCGTTTGCCACTTCGGCCTCACTTCCAGGCCAAACATGCTGCACTAATGATTTGGTGCTGTGAAATACCGGGATGAAGTTGTTGAGGCAATACGTGATTTCAGCCCGCGTTCCAGCACTGTGCTTCCAAGTACCATCAACGACTAGGACACCGTCGCAACGGCTTAACATTTCCATCGTCCCGGCTAGGAAGTCATCGTCAGGGACAAGGCCGTCGAAGAAAGCGCTGTTCATGTGCGGGCAAAATGCTACATGTCCGAGCTTCCAGACTTCGATCGCGGTCGCTTCTGCGCGGCGGATGTTTTCAAGAATGCCATGGACGGTCTTGGCGCGGTATGGGCCAGCAATGTATATTACTTTCATAGCATACCTCTGTAGGAATTAAAGAGTCTTTCATTCGGTAATATCATTGTGCACTCCTTAGTCATTTTGCCGTTCCACATCCCAATGCCTGATTTGAAACGCACCAGTATTAGTATCGTCAAGTTCGCGGTTTTGCTCGCAGAGTGAAATGTACGGGCAAGCTCCGAAGGTGTAACAAGCGTCGTCGTTGGCCGGCCAGAGCTGGCGATCGTATTCATTCGCTACAATGTTGGCCACGGCGAGGAAGGATTGACGCCAAAATTCCAGATCTTCGTCGGAGAATACCTGTGGTGTGCGAGCAAAGTCCTGGGTTAATTTACCATAGTTCCCGTCGACCTTCTTGCGGCTGGTAATGTGCGCGAAGGAGATCAGGATGCCTTCTGGCTTAAAACCAAGGACGCGTTCGGATGCCCAGGAATACCCCTTGATCTGCGCGGAGCGGTTTAACCGCTGGGTTTGGAAATTGAGGGATTGACCAGTTGTCTTATGTTCCATCAACCACTTCGACCCGTTCAATTTCAACTGCATGTCGATCTGGCCAGTGAACATAGTGTCGAGTTCGGTGAGGTGAGGGAACGCCACCTTGTCAACTTGGGAGAGTTCCATAGGAACACGGAAGACAATTTCGGGCGCTATCACCTCTAACATACCAATGTCGTAGTGGTAGTGGTTTACATAGGAGAGGAAAAGTTGGCAAGCGTTTTCGAAGGTGCGGTAGTCCTCGTAGAATAGACGACCATCGCTTTCCTTGTCCCACTCGAGTTTACCCTCGGTCATTGCCGCGTGAAGTGCTGAACCATCGGTCGTCCAGCCATTGTCGCGGATGTGGGTGTAGTAACCTTCGAGTATGCTGTGCCAGGTTGACCCGAAACGGAGAGCGGAGGAACCCCACTCAGGTTGGAATCCTTTTACATGCTGCCAGTAGTATTTGCGTAGACATTGTTGAGCGCAACTGCGCTTGGTGTTGTCCAGCACCAGGGTTTTTCCATCCAACATTGCAACCTCCCATTTAGTAGGATTGAGGTCTAGCGGAGAAACATTCCCTATGAATGCTCGTGCTATTCGGTTTTTTGGGTTGGGCTAGGATTCTGGCGGCTTTGCAAGCCCGGCGGCATCGTCGAGGAGCTTCTTCCTCTTCCTCTTAGCCTCGGCTAAATCCTTTGCACTGAAGAACTTCTTAGTCTTCGGCGGTGTTGCGACTGTATTTGGCATTTTGAACTCCTTTGCTTGGTGTTACTCTTTGGACTGCACACCACTAAGTTGAGGTAATAAGCCTCTGGCGCCTCACAGCGGTTCAGAACTGTGTCGTGGTGTGCAGTCCAAAAATGGGGAGTGGAGTAGGAGGGGGTTTAACCCCACTCCCCAATGTGAGCATCTGTCTGGAACTAGACGATGATGCCCAGTTTTGCGAGCAGCTCACGAGAAGCGGCCTGCTCTTCGTCGGACATGTTGGCGAGGTTGCTGGCGATTTCCTTCTTAGTGACCTTCGGCGCAGCCGGTGCGCGGATAGTCCAGTCGCCGGTGATCAGACCGTCAGCCACTTTGATGATGGCATCGCGGGCTTCTTCGCCTTCTTTACCAGCGGCGGCATCACCAAGCTTCTGAGACAAGCCGTACATGCCGAGCTTTTGCTGGATGTCGTCGTTGAACTGGTCGAAGGTGTAGGTGAGGGTCTCGCCGAGCACTGGGATTTCCAGGGCAAGGGATGTACCTTCGATGGTCTTGAGCAGTTTGCGTGCTTTCTTCGGTGCTTCGATTGTTTCTTCAGACATGGTGGCCTCCTCAGGCGTTGGGGTTGTGTAACTGGTTCGCGGTGCGGTCAATGAAGTTTGAATTTAACATTTGTGAACCAGCACGTCAATGAAAATCGTTCGACTAGTGCTTATTTTTTCGTTCAAACTTCGCATTCGATGTGGCAGCTTTCAACTGTTTCAACTGTCCTGACTACTTTACAGCCTGGTTTTAAAAGGCCTTCTGGTAGTTCGTCTAATGGGTACTCAATGGAAATAGTCACTGGGAATTCGCATTTTGTCTTTCCCTTATATTCGATAGTAACGTCGTTTCCAGAACACGAATTTCCTGCTGCTTTGTCAGACCAGACTGAGAAGAACTGGCGAAGACCTACGCGAACGCTGTGAAGTTGGTGCGGTTTAGCGTAGATTGTAATGTTTGACCATGAAGATATCCAGCGATGTGTTACACCAGTTGCTTTGAAATGTGCCGTTAGCTCCTTTTCAAGCGCTATCCTTTGCTTGGACCTTTGGAGGTTTTTGTAATGTTTGGTACCAGACTCGATAGCTTGTAGTATTTCGCTTGTTTTCTTTTTCTCCTTTATCACTCTTGTAGTTTTGTCCTTCACACCCCGCACTACTTTTCCGGCGAAAGTGTACTGTGGGTTTCCAATTTCCTCTAGATAAAGG